AATCCGAGGTCTTCTTGGAACTTGAGGATGAGTCGAGAGCCGTCCCAATGGCCCTTTACTTTGAACGCATTGTACTCGACATGATGATCCTGCGTCCAACACTTCGCACCGTAGATCACCGACATGATGAGGTCGTAGATAGCTGGGTTTTTGATGCACAGTTCATACAGCTCGGCGTTCTGACTTTCGATCCACGCTGCAACATCGTTCTTCTGAGTAGTCGCAGTACGTTGCAGTACGGATTCGACCGCGACAATCTCTTTCATCGCGTCGTCTTCGGCAGCTTTGATTTCGGCGCTCAACGTATCGAACTGAGCGAGAATCTCAGGTGACTGCGTTGCCGCCTTTGCTAACGTATCTAGCCGCTGCGCGAACGTCAGCTCACTCATTTAGCCCACACCGATGTCGCGATGCTCCTTGTAGAACTTCTTGCTTTGCTTGCGCCCGTGAACACCGGCAGTCTTTACGCGCACGCTTTGCAACGTGTCCGGTTACGAACTGCTTGTAGAACGGAATGAAGCGTGGGTATGCAAAAACTTTCGCAGGCATCTCAGTCCCCTAATCCTTTAACGTACTCGTATCTTTACTGTGATCGTGGTAGGGATTCCCCTTGTCGGCGGCTTTCTTTTCCGCCTCGCGTACCGTTTCCACTTCATCGACGGGATTGGGTTGGCGTTTCGTACCGCGAAGGCTGTCTTGTTTCGGCTTCTTCACTTCGCGCTTGGGTTGGGATTTGTTACCCATAATCGACTGTCGCTCCTTCTCTTGGTGTTCCATCCGATAAGCGCGTGATCGTTACGTTTGCCCATATGCCAACCTCACGCAGTTTGCGGATGAGGTAAGTCTTATCAGGCCCTTCCGGCAGTATTTCGTCCAACTCTCTGGCACAAGTATCGATACTATCCCGCGCTCTTTGCATAGTTTCGCGTTGATTGTCAGATGGCTTGAGATACTGAAATGTACTTCCGTGCAGCATTGAATCCTCCTAGCTTGCGAACAGTTCGATTATACCAGCTTGCACGGCCTGTGCAAAGCGAGCGCGTATGGTGGGCATAGCTTCGGTGAATGCTTCACCCCCAGGGTCTCTGGGCCGCATCTTGACCGTACCGTAACGCAGCCAGATGTATTGCGGCGAGGAGTTGGTAAGCCGAACGTAATGGCCGCTTCCATCGTCACCGCTTTCGATATGCGTGGCAGTCATTAGCTCACCGCTTTGAATGTTGACCTTGTAGTCGCCGCTTGCTCCGGGGAACTTCTTGCTGTATGGGTGCCCCATTGCTCGCAGTGTTCTAAGCGATACCATTCCTGAAATGTTCCGCATCCACAACGGCCAGATGTCTTCGTTCACTGCATCATCAAGCACGTTGTTGACATACGGACCGAACCCTTGGCCCACTTTGACGAGCTTCGAGATCACCACGTCAACGTTGTGGAGATAGACTTCAACGGCCACGAGCACCGCCCCAATACGGATAACCTTTTTCCGCTGCAATCTGTTGGCATATTAGATCACACTTCGCATTGACGACGAGCATGGTTCGGAGCGCAATGACCGGATACTTCGCCTGCTTTAGAAGCTCCACAGCCATGTCGATCAAGTCTTGATGAAAGCTCGTATCGTTCCTCAACCGCGCAGGCCACTCACCTGATGCCACGTCGGGATGTAGCATGCTTAAGCGAAACGTCATCAACGTCTTGGCCTCGTCCATGATCTTCTCTGGAAACCACGGCGGGTTCTGCGGCGTCCAAGACGACTTCACTGTGGACCTTTGTATCCGCGCATATGAACTTCCATTGCCGAGGCATTGCTGTCCGCAGAATATGCTATGAGGTCAGCGCCCTCGGATGGCGTGAATCCCATAAGCACGCCAGCCGTAAGTTGCATCCGTGCTGCCGACTGCTCGTTGCACCATTCATTCGGCGCTGGATACTTCCCAGCGTTGAGATGATGCTGCCCTTCGTGTATAAACAGCGATGCAATCCACGCGATTGAACACAGTGCAATGTATGCCGACGATAGCAGCATACTGTACTTTCCTGTTGCACCAAGGTTCGTTTTGTCCGAACCTGTGATAACGATGGCGTTGATCTCTTTGATAGCCGCAACGAGGGCATCATCAAAGTATGCTCGGCGGCTGTTGAGTAGCGCGACGGCGGCTATGAAGGCAGCAGTAGCCGTTGCTTGTTCTTCAGGCGTCGTGTAGTCATCGCACCAAAAGCTAACCGGCTTGTCAAATACGACGAGCTGAATCGCATTCATACTGCACCCCGGTAGTAGTCCATTATGCGACGATGCTCGTCAAGCCATGTTTTCTCTAAAAGCGCAATCGTTAATGGCCCGCTCTTATACATACCACACGTCCACAAGTCCGCAGTTTCTTGACCCCACGGACCACCACAAACGATGTCCGGTTCATCAGGAGCTTTAGGCTTCGGCAACGCAGGCAGCATGAGTATGCCGCCGATGAGCGCAAGTGCGCTACGACGATTGAGCTTGAACATACCAGCGACCTGCATGGAGGATGACGTGCCACGTTTCATGGTTCGTTACATCGTTCAGTGCATCAGCGAGATTGTACGCAGATACTGCATCGACATCATCAAAGCCCTGAACTGCGAGCTGTTTCGCGTATTCGAGCGCCTTGGGATCGTCGGTAAGAATCCCTGAAAGTATATCGGAGTCGTGCTTCGCCCAGGCGTTCACCAAGTCTACAGGTGACTGCATCCCTTCATCTGGGGTAATGGTATCGACTAACGCAGGTTCAGCGGGCTCTAGCTCGGGCTGAAACCCAAGCGATCCTCGCCAAGTCATCGTCGGCATGTCCGATGGGGCGTTGCCGTCGATCTGAATCGCGTGCCGACAGCGCGACATGCACTCCTGATCGCCCGGTTGCGGACATGTTTCTATCGTGTACGGGTTGCCTTCGACCGCATCTTCACAACCATTGCACGTTTCGTTGTCATCGGGGCCAATAAAAAGAGCTGTAACACTCATTACAAGTGCTCATTCTTCTCAGCACTTGTAATCGCACGCTCTATGTCGCTCATCAAATGTCAAACCACCAACCGGCGTCGATAATGTCGCGCGTGTTCACGACGCTTTCGACTTCTCGATTTCAGCGTTGACCTTATTCACGATGTCATCGAAGTTCACGTCTTTGCCGAATAGCAACAGCTTCGGAAACTCAGGCTTCTTGCCTTCCGATTCGCGAATCTCGGTTGCCGGGTTATCCTTACCCGGTCTGCTTTCGTCACTCATTGCATACACCGATTCCCCTGAGTCTAGGTTGAACGCTGCAATCTGTAATCGCTCGTGACACGCTGCTAATGCATCGACTCGCGATCCAAGCACTTCGGAAACGTCCATGTAGAACTGACCCTTTTCAATCCAACCTCCGAAGTACCGATTCGGTTGCGCGAGTGCCGTCGCGTTATTGACGTGATATTCTTGCACGTTTTCACGAGTCAGCCTATCCACGATCTTCTCTTCGCCCAGCCCACCTACGGTAAAGCCGTGTTGCGGCATGTTTCCATGGATGTCGATGGTAACGCCACCATGTTTGCGAATGCCACTGATTGCCTTTGAAATCTCGTCGCTTGCTCCCGATCCTCCACGCTGCCCAGGACGACCTGGGTGTCCGTGGTATCCCGATCCTGCGCCGCCCTCTTGTACCCGTGCGTGTTCGCTCGCCGGGGTTGTGATTGGCATGCCGTGCTCGTCGCGATTGCAGGGCTGCCACTTGCCGTTTACCAGCTCCGAGAACAGATAGTCGGGTTCGTCATCGTCGCCTCTTTGGTAAGCCGGTGCTGCGGCCTCCATCGCGCGGTTGCCTTCTGCTAGGGCCTTCTCGTCACGAGGCCATGTCGTAGGGTCCTGATAGATCATGATCCCAGCGATTCGACCGGCTCTTGCTGCCGCCCTGCGCCTGTGCTACGCCTGCGCGTTCTTCTTCTTCGTCCTCACCGATCATGCCCTTTACCCGTCGCCTTGCGTATAGTTCCAGAGCTGTTGCACGAGCTGCCGTAAACCACTTTCGAGATTCTCGTTGAGGAGGTTGTTCGTGATCTCATGAGCTTCGGAACGAAAGCCGCTTGCCTGATCGTGCCACGGCGAATCATCGCTCGTCGTTGCAGCTTCGAGTCCGAAGTAATCCGATGCCTCGAAGTAGAGGTTCCACTGCTTCGCTGCGCCGGTTGTCTCGCCAGCACAGTTCGCTCGGTATTCGACGGCCTGTTGGTACTGCTCGTATGCCGTTCCGTAATCGGCGGCACCGTTCGCAGCCTGGGCTTGGTCTTCAAGCTGGATGCGCGAACGGATCAGTTGACCGCAGCCAGCGTTGACGTACTGCGCGTGAGCGATACTAGGAACGCCAAACGCAAGGAGCAGCGCGCCCAGGCTGATGTAGAGTGTTTTCATTCGATGTTGCCTCCGTTGTCAGTTGCGATTTGCCGGATCATCTTGTCAAACGTACAGGCGTCGAGTCTTCCGTGCTCGCCGTTGAGCAGTCCGAGGATTCCGCTTGCGATGTCTTCCCACTTGTCGCCGAGATACCCGTCCTCGCCAACGGGGCTTTCGTACCGCTCCTTATAAACGTCCGCGTACTCCGCAAAGCCCAAGAGCAGTCTCACGAGAGCGCGCTCGAAGCCGGGTGCTGGCATCTCCATCGCGTGCTCGTGGTGCTGACCCCACAGCGGACTTCCACCTGGGCCAGCGAGGGGTGACGTTTCCTTCGTCACCTCCTTGATGTAGTCGAGCGCGTTCACACTGCCACCCCACTGTACTTCTCCGCAAGCGGCTTCGCTGTGTCTGCGAAGGTTTGCGCCGTTGCGGTGCTGTGTGGGAATATTGACCTGCAATAGAGCGCCTCGCGTTCTGCTGGACTGATTCTCAGCGCATCGTTGAGCGTGTCAGCCCGAGCGTAGGCGTCTTGCGGGGTTGGGCATCGTTCGTGCTCCCAATAGCCGTGCTCACCTTCTTTGACGAGGATTACTAAACACGGGTCACTGAGCAGCACCGTTGCTGCGATCTTGTCGTTCACACTGCCACCTCCTTCTTTAAGCCCCACGATTTGATTTCCGCCACAATCTCGGGCGGCAACTCTTCTTTCAGCCACGCGGTTCCGTACTTGTAACCGCACACGCTGCACGGCTTGCCAAGCAGTCCGTCTGGGTGATCTTCAGCTCGTACCCAGCCAAGCATCTTGCGTTCAGGTGACGAGCGGAAACGGTCCGGCTCGTAGTCTTCGGGCGTTGGTATCGCCGTGTCGTAGCTGTAGACTTCGAGGAAGAACGGGAGATTGAGCAGCCGCTTTTCCTCCTCGTTTAATGGAATCAACCATCCGCTTGATACAATCTGCCCGTATTTGAGTCCATGTATTGCGTTATTTTCGATTTTACTGCGGAGACCGCTTACCCCGCTGTCGAGCTGGAACCTGAACAGATTGATCGACTTCTCAAGCGGCCAGCCTTGCTGCCGTTGATGTACGCAGTCAGCCTTCATGTCGTTGAGATGCCAAGTGCGCCAGATTTCGACTTTGCGCTGCACGTCTTTGTTGTGCGGCAGCAGCTTCGCGATCTCTTCGAGACACTGCCCGCCTGCAATAATGTCGCTGTGGTTGCGGTTCCAGATCGAGCCACTCATTGAAAATCGGCTCTCTTCGGTCAGCTCCCATTCGATCTCAACGAGGTTCTCTTTGCGCCCCGCATTATTGTAAGCGATCTTGCCGTAGCTCTGACTGCGCCTCATGTTCAGCCCTCCTTTAGCTCTAGGTTTGCTTCACGCATGCCTCGACCAAGGTCGCTCGCGTAACGATGTTCGACGCAGAGCGATCCGCCCAGCCACTGCCAGCCTTCGCTTGCGACGTTCTCTTCGATCCATTCACGTGCTGCCGATGTGAGCGGCGTGAACGTGAAGATGGTGCCTTGATTGCTCACCAGGACATCGACTGTGGTTGTCATGTCGCCACCACTTCCACGATCATGCGGCGCGAATGCGTCCGGCTCTTCGCTTCTTCGAGCAAGTCATTCGCGACCTGAGTAAGGTGCTCGTTTTTGGTGCCGGGATAGTTGGCTTCGATGCCCCGCAGACTCTCGACATGCTTGTCGAGTTCAACGTCATCTTCGTCAACGATCTGCCGTTGCGAGAGCACGACGCCGCAGTAACTCCACTCGTCATTACACCACGCTTTGAGGACCTTGAAGTCGTCCTCGACTGCGCGTACTGCCCGTTCACCTGGCGTTCCCGTTTTGTATGGTTCGGCGTCCCAGCCGTCTGCGCGTGCGATCTTCACGGCTTCCTCGAAGTCGTAGAAGCGAGCACTGCTTCTATCGGTGCACAAGACGCGCTCGCCGGGCCGCTTACTGTCGAGTCGTCGCCAATCGGAGACCGGCCCGTGCCCGTCATTCTCTTCCCACGGCGCTTCGCCGCAGCCATCATACTTGACAGTTGCGACGTAGTAGACTCCGTTCGTATCAGGCTCAGTTTTGATTGTATCTTCGTCGCATACGAAGGAATCGAACGAATCAGTGAATGCGTTGGGCTTTTCCATGTCAGTCATTGTCGAGACCATTCTGTCACCTCCACCGTTATTGTAGCATAGGCGTTCCGTCGCCGCAAGGGGGTATGCTACAAAAGTGGTAGGGTGTTAGTTTCCGGTAGGTCGCGAAGAGTAGGTATAGCCAAGTTCTCGGGCTCTGGCGAGCATCTCCGGGGTGTAGGTATCATCGCGCGTGAAGGTCACGTCCTGGCCCGCTGCACGCGCCCCTGTAGCCCAGGCAGCCATAACCGGAGCCATCGCGTCTACCTTATCATGGGTGCTCATTAGGACCGCCGAGCCCACCGTCCGACCCGTCAGATCGCCCGGATCAGCATTCGCTCCACGAGCATCGTCGTTCATGTGTGCAACTTCGCGAGGAACGTATGCCTGAGCGATAGTGACAGCCATCCCGGCGTCGGCAGCTTTGCCTGCCCATATCGGATAGTACGAACCGTTGCCGGTCGAATCATAAACGAATGACTTGCCCGAATCAAGTGCGCCCGCAAGCTGTTGCTTTGCGATGTACGACGATACTTCATGCGTCAGCCCACCACTTGCCGGATTGTTGTCTTCATAGAACTTGTCGGGATCGCCGAACTGCCGCTGTGCAAACTCATGCACGTCGGAGAAGGGGGTATGATCGCGGATGTATTCGTTGACGTTTGCAACTTCTTCAGGAGTGTAGTTCTCAATCAGCTCCTGATACGTCTTTGGACCCGACGTTCCGTACTTACCGTTGATCGGCTTGCCGGTGAAGAGTGGGAAGGCTTCCTTGATATGGTCGCAGTTGATGACATTCTTAATGCCGTATTCTTTCGCGTACCGTTGGGCAAGGCGTCCTTTCCCACTTGCACTGCCACCCATTAAGAAAATCGCTTGCGCCTTACCGCCTCCCGCTGCCGATCCGCCGCGAATACCAGGACGACCGGCATGCCCGTGAAACCCGGAGCCGGGCCCACCTTCGCGAATCTTGATCTTGCGTGGTACAGCACTCTCATGCAGCGTCGTGTGCGTGAAAAAGTCCTTGATGCATGCGCGATAACTTTCCTGACTCGCGACCCAGACATAGTGACCGTACATCTGCACGCGAGCACGCATTGCTGCAATCGCTGGGCCGACGTTGCTTGGCGTCGCCCATTGCAGTTTCTTCTGTAAGTCAGGTAGCAAGCTCAAACGCAGGTACTTGTAGTTCGCAGTCAAGACAGCCTCGACGGCTTCCTTCGGCGCGTGGACCGGCTCCTGATAACTTGCAATCCAGCCGCGATCCTTCAAGTCTGTGAGAGCGCGCTCGTACCCGATGTCCGCACCGTTTTGCAGATACACCATTCCGAGTTTCTGGAACTCTTCAACGAGATCGTTAAGTGTAATCGCAAGATGTCCTGACGCCCCTACCGATTGTTCAAGATCGCGCTGTGATTGATTCAGGAGGTTGACGAGTGCTGCTTGATATCGCTGAATCTCAATCTCGACTCGGTTGAACAGCGGCTTGCGAGCATTACGAAGGATTGAGCCTATCGCAGCCCGCACCTTTCGGCGCTTGGCTTTGGCTTCAAAGAGTTGGCGGTCAACAACTTTAATCAACAAGCAATGCGCTGACGAGCTAGTTCGTCATCAGCGTCCTGTTGCCCACACTTAGGACAGGGCTTCATCTAGCTCTTCCGAGTTGACAGCATCAGCTTTACGTTCCAAGATCAACTTCGCAAGAGCACTGTCTTCCTTCATAAGAGGCCCGAGGGCTTCTCTAAGGATTTCACTTTTGACGGCTCGGCGCAACGACGCTTTAGTCCTACGTTCGTGAGCGAGTATTCCGGCCTTTCCTTTATCCGTCATTGGGTTTCGATTTTCTGGACTCATTTTATTCGTGCTGGTTGGATTCGTATCGTTGGTATCAAGAGCTGCGTGCTGGTTCACCTTCTTCGTGCCGCTGTTGGGTTGGTCGCTTGGATTCTGACCCTGTGTTGGAACAACTTTCATTCCTTCAGTAGTCGGAGGCACAGGCACGTTCGTAAAGCTTTCGGCAGGAGGCTGCTCTGCCTGCTCACGCTCTTGAACATCCTGTGCAAGCACGGTCTCGGGAGTTTTTTTACCGTCCTGCGAATACACATGGGCAATCGACATGCCTTCGTCGGACTCGGCGTTGATCTGCACGCGCTCTTCATCGAAGTCGTAGGTCGTAATGTTCAGCTCGTGAGCGCCCATGTTTGCCGACGTTCGCTTTGAAATCCATTCCATCGACTCGGCAAGTGCAACGTCTTTGAGCTTCGAGGAGCGATCCTCTTGTGCGATAGCCGGTAACATGAACTGCAAGAACTCCTTGGAGTAGTTCTGCGTCTTCTTGATGGTCTCGATGCGCGCCTTCTGCTGCTTCGTCAACGGGCCGCCGTTGCTATCGTCGGCCTCAGACTCGCGTACAACACCACGGATCGCTTCCTTCACCTTAGCCTTTCCGTTGACTGAAACGTGAACTTCAGTCTTGCCGTTCTTCGACTTGTCGGCCTGATCTTTGGCGTCCTGCTGTTGTTGAGCGTTCTGCTGTTGTGCATCAGCCTGAGTCTGCTGCGCTTCGTCGCGTTGATCTTGCTGCTCCTCGCGCGTGTCCTCGATCTTGTTCTCAATGTCCCCGCGCTTTGGTTGGTTTGAAGCACTTGGCGCAAGACGGCGCACTGAACGAGCATCCTTCAAGATGTCGTCCAGCGACAGAATATTCGCCTTAATGGCGTTGCCGATCACGCGGTTTGCTACGGTATGAACGATCCGGTCGATGAGCACTTGACGGCGCTCGAACCACTTTGTACCCGGCTCGCTCGACAAGAGCTGTCCGCCACGACCGCCGCGCGAAGTCTGCCCCAAGAACTCCTTGGGGATGTTGCCACCGAGCGCGATGAGTGTAATGAGATTCTCGACATCAGGCTCTTGCTCGTTACCCTTGAGCGATGACGATACCGGCGTCAACTTAATGTTCTTGTTGTGAACGAACGTCGAGCCAGCCTTGTATGGATCAGGCAGTTTCAACCCAACCGCCGCAACGTTCGCGTCACCCGAAAGCACTTCTACGTCCCAAACGAACGCCGCTTCGAGCTGGCCCTTGATGACGCGAGCATTCATCAAATCCTTCAACCGCTTCACCCAGCCGAGATTCGGGAACAGATCACTGCGCCCACGCTTCTCGTACATGGACGAGTTGATCTTGATATGCGTTACGCGGTTCGCAGGGATTTGCCGGATGATGTACTTCGTAGAAGGAATGTTGCCTGTGACGTACTGCTGCATGGCAGTCTCGTATGACTGATAGTAGTAGTAGACGTTGAAAATGTCTTCGGGGTCCGTCACGATTTCCCAGACCGTTGACGGGTCGATCATTCGGAAATCTGTGGCACCTTTGAATGGATCGTTATCATACCATTCAAACATCATCTCACCGGCCCACGAGAGGTCAGTGTAGATGGTATCGGCGAGCAGGTTGTAGAAGTCAGTGCGTTCTACAAACTCCGTCCACACTTCATCAACATCAGAGCTGGTTGAAACGTGATCGAGCCCATGCCCGAAAATGAAGTCGCGCGTAATGTTGACGACTCGACGTGCAACCGGATTGTGGTTGTACGCCTCAAACGCTTTCGAGTTGTGAACGAACACTCCGGCTTCAAGAGCAAAGTTGCTGTATCCGTGAACAGAGATGTCGTACACCGGCTCGACACCAAGTTTCGTTACCGATACCACACGATGATTAAGAATAGCCTGGGCTGCGCGCTTCTCCGGCGTCCAACCGGCTTTCACTTTATTCACACGCGCTTGCCGCTCTTCAGGGGTATACCTGTCCCAAACACTCTTAGCGTTCTCGCTAGAAAGAGTACGACTCACTATGTCACGCTTGCGCCCTAAGTTCGCCTGCCTAATAGATTCAACATGCTCTTTTGACATGGCATAGCCATTGTCATAACGGCGTCTTTGAGCTTCGGAATGTTTCTGACTTAGGGAGGTACGCTCTTCTTCTGTGTACGCTGCATGCCGTCTACGGTTAGATTCGCTAATCTTTCTACGGCGCGCTTCAGAGACAGGCTTGCCTTTTGCTCCCGTAAACGATTCAGGCGAATGCTGAAGATTCCATGCAACAGTCTTCCGCATGTGATCGCCAGAAGTCAGCAGTTGCAGATTTTCAGGTCGGTTATCGTGAGCATCTTGATTGATATGGTCAATGTGGTAGCCGTCGCGATACTCAAAAAAGTTTTCAACATGCCTACGAGCCACAAGATGATGCGTAAACTCCCACAAATCCATGCCAGGATGATAAACACTTTCGTAAGTCTGCTTCGTTTTAGGGTTAGTTCGACGCCCCTTATATTTTCGGTACAGGGGCATCAATCTATCCCCCGGTTTCAGCTCATCTACTCGTCTATATGAACCATCGCGTAACATGAAACCGTGATTCCCCGTTGCCTTGACAACTTCACCATTATCCAAAGCAATGGCGTAGACCGGAAGATCACCCGTTTTGCGCGCGTCATAGCCACGTCCAGGCACAACCTGCGTGCCATCGCATGAATACACCCAGAACTCACCACCACGTTTTGCAAGGTCATCAATACGAACTGAGGTGCCGTCAAGCATCAAAATCTTCGTATCGCCGGTCAGGCAGTGCATCTCCAAAAACTGCCGCTGATAAAGCTGCTTCGACCACGGCCCCGCCATGAGCGGAACGTACTCCGCTTGTGCGTCGAAGCCATCACCATAGCGACTCGATGCCCAGGCTTGACTGTCATTGGCCGGAGGATAGCCCCCACCACCATCAAACGCTTCTCGTAACTGCTCTCGTGCCGCCTCATCAACTGCGGTATCAATCGCACGCTCTCTGGGCCGCACGGCTTCCCGTAAATGACGCTCAGGAGGTGTCCAAGTGTGCCACTGCGTTTCGGCTTCCTTGAGGCGCGAAGCAAGCGCAGCCTTATTCGGGTAACGCTGCAACCGATACTCCGTACCGTCGCGCGAAACCTCGAACAGTTCAGCCTCGACCTCGAACGGCTTACCGTTAAAAGTCTCTGCTGTGAAGTCCATTGGATTCATTGGTCGAGCTACTGCGGCGTCCTCGAACTCTTTGTCCGGCTCATAGCTTGCGCCGTCGATGACTTGCGTAGTTTTTGCCCAATCAATCCGCTGTGCTTCTTGGGGACTGATGACTTGAACGCGCTCTTCACCGTCAACCGACTTCAGCGCACTCTTGCCATCCGATGAGAATATCATTTTAGTATCGAGACCCTTCCTCGAAGCGGCGGCTTACGACATTTGTTGAGATGATCGGCGATTGTACCATGATGCTTTGAACCGGCCCACCGAATCGCGAGTGTGCGATCAGTGCGTAGTTTGAAGCGTGCGCGTAGTGGTCCTCGCCAAGTCGTTTGTAAACGGCATGCTTCACGCCGCCGTCGTCATCGACTTCGTTGATGCGCGCAAGATTGCATACCTGTTCGACAAACGAGTGAATCTCCGCGTTGTCGGGGTTAGGGAGCATAATCTCGCGGCGCTGCACTTCCTCATACATGGCGTCGAGCGATTCGGTGCGGTTGACCGTAACCTGATAGTCCTCGTCATCAGTCTTGGACTCTTGCCACTTGTACGATCCACGCTGATTCTCGTTATAGTAGGCCATGTAGGCACGGCCTGGAAAGCGCATGCAGAAGTCCCGCGCTGAATGCTGATTCGGCGTACCGTCAACGACCGCCAAGTCTACATCGAACTCGGACATAAGCACGTCGAGGTCCTCGAACTTGCGAACACGCTTGATAAGCACGTCTTTCGGACGGCGTGTACGATCATCATTGCCGCGAATGACGACATGCAGCTCGCGCCCGCGTTGGTCAACGCCCATGTAGGTGTGCGTCATGCCCATCGGTCCACACTCGTACCGCTCGCAACACCGCTCCACTAGCTCCGGCGTCAACCGCTGATCTGTCGAGACCCACGGCATGCCCAACTTCGAGCGCATGAACTCTTCACGGTGCCGGCCTTCCTCGAACTTATACATCAACTCCGAAAGGTCGGTATAGATGCCGTAGAGCGAGCAGAGATGATACCCACGAATGCGCTCAGTCTGTTTTTCTGCTATCCAAAGACCGTACTGTGCGTCCAGCTCCGCGTCGCACTTGCGGCAAACAAGAATGCACTTCACTTCGCTAATGCGTTTTACGCAATCAGGAAACAGCTTCTCAGTAATGTTCGGCGTCAGGCAGTTCTTGCAGATGAGGTTCCAATACCGTTGGTCGCTCTTGCGAAACTCGCGGTCGATGCCGTAGTTGTCGAACGTCGGCGTCGAAAGGAGGTAACGCCACTTCAACGATGAGTGGTTGAGGCGCTGATCTGCAAGCTCCAACTGATTGTTCGTTACTTCATCAAGCTCGTCAAAGATGAGGAGGTCAGCCGCAATCGAGTTGCCGCTCCACATAGTAAGCCCGTTACGCCGCGTCAAAATAACGCCGTTCGGTACTGACACGCATCCAACTGTGCCGCGATACTTTACAGCCTGCGGCCTTGGTGCAACGGTTGTTTTGCCGGTAGTTCGTGCAAGAACAACGTAGCAGGGCACCGTACTCTTCACTTGACGCCCGCGAATCGTCGGGACTGTACTTTGCTTCTGCGGTTTCACATACGCAAGAACACCGAGCTTCATTAACACTTCCTGCATATCGTCGGCCAACTTCTTGCTCATGGTCCCGTACCGCACTTGACTACGCTGAACAGAGCCGTCGCCGACCACAGCCCACTCCCACAAAATCTTCAAATACCTGGGCGGCAGATTCTTCACCCACTCTGGCACGAACTTGTTGTACTTGTTGCCTAATGGAAACAACACCTTCGCAAGTTCCATATCACCAATGCGAAATGTGCTCCCGTTATCGTAGCTCCATGTGGCGGCAATCTTTGGCAGCAGCTTTTGTATCCGCTGGAAATGCTTAGATTTCTCAACTTGAGAAATGCTAACTCGACCGCCACGCTTGCCGCCCATGACTCCTTGAGTCGAACCTTCTGCTAAGTACAGCCCTAGAAAGGCAACCCAATCGGCAAGATTTATACGCCTTGAAGGCAATCTTCCCGCCGATTCCCACGCATTGTTGCGCTTGTTACCTGGAATCGTTATGAACCACTTATCGCCATGTGCATCCCGACCGTCCTTGACAAGAAACTTTGGAACCTCGCCGCGCCAAGTAACATCACTACGGACAAACTGCTGGTGCGTTTGACTAGCCTTCGCGTTCCTGCGCTGCTCTGCTGTCTCGAACCATTCCTGCTTCCCTGGGCAAGATTGAAACAGCATGCGATGATTCGGTGTAACAAGCACATCAGTTCCGGCAGCTTTGAAATGCAACATTTCGCCGTTGTAGTCGTACTGCCAAACGTCGGTAGGGCGCTGCCACATAAATATGCCGCTCGGTGAGCGCGTAGCAATGTAGTCCTCTCTCGTTACTGAATCAAAATGCTTCCAGCCGGAGCGAGTAAGCACTTCCGTATCTTCGCAAAAACATTTCATACGAATGTTCGAGCGCATGCCTCGGAAGTACAGGAAGCCTCGGCCAACGTTTCTCAGTCCAACCGCATCGGCGTCACCAACAACAGCTTCGAGGTGCGGCGAATCGCGAATGATCGGCGCAACACGGCCTTTGGAGAACTCGCGCACGTCTTCATCAGTCGGGAAGAAGTAAATGACGTTCTTTCCGAGCTTGTCGCAGACGAAGAACGCCTTTGCCATACCAAGTACCGAGGCACCCATCTGGGCCGCCTTTTCGATGACTTGGTAGGGGTGGTTGTCTTGATACAAGTCGATGAGATAGCTGTGCCCATCGAATGAAAACGGACGGCCATCGACTATCATGTACTCCGTGGCATAGCCAAAGGTCGTGTTGTCCGCAACAGCTTGTAAGAAGGCAGTCACTCCTTACCACCTTCGAGCTGCTCATGCACCTTTTTGATAACGTCTTTATCGGGCAGCCCGTAAACCTGAATCGTCCGCTCACGCAATGTCGCAATGACATTCCCGTCGTTGTCACCCAGCACTTTACCGAGCCGCGAGACTTCGCCCTTGCGCTCTAGTTCTTCAGGATCGCCGAGCAACAGCTTCTCAAGTCGAACAACGCGCTCGTAGTCGGCAAGATCAGGTATGATCGCAAGCTCTTTCTTCGCCTCCGGCAGCGCATCGAAGTCCTCGGAGAACGGATCAATCTCAAGCCGCTTATGAAATCGCTCCTTCATTTTTATACACGCTTTTAGATCAAGGTCAATGAGTTCCCGAAGCTGAGGCTGTACTTCTCTTGCAACGTTATTTGCGATTTCTTGTTGTGTCAGTTTTGCAAGCTCGGACCAATGCCACTTCGCACTCCAACGATCCAGCATGCGTTTTGTAACGTTAAATCCTCGAACATGGCAAAGCTCGTGAAGCTTTGAAATGGTACGACTTGACCCAATACCAACATAGAGCGTAAATAGCCGCTGCTGAACATCGTTCATCATCTTAGAAGCAGTGAGCAGTCTATTAGGATCGGTCATCGCTTCAACCCGTTTGCATCTCGTGTTGGATCATCGCTGTAAGGTTTAAGCCCTCCTTTACAGTAATCAAGCGGGAAGGTATCGGGTTTTTCGGAAGTTAGTTCTGATTTCAGAAGGCAACTGTCCGTCAATCGCTGCTGGGTCACAGCCGACTTCTCTTTCACCCCGTCGCTCTAGCTGTCCGCGCGTAAGACATGGGTACTGATCCTGCCGCCAATCGCGTCGCTGCTTCCGATCCGCTTCCAAGATCGCGTCTGCTTGCGCCTCGATTGATTGTGGTGCCCTGCAACCGCTGAAGGACATGTCGAACCGCATTCTCGTTCTTTCCTACTCGCGCAGCCAGCTCTTCTCGTGGAAGATGTTGATTGCGCGCAACGAAGTCTACTTGCCACGGCTGCCAATACCACGATCCGAACTCTTCATTGTGGAGATAGCACAGCATACGGCGTAGACCGGATTTGATGTAGTAGAAAATCATACGGCGGTCTTTCTTAATGACGTTCTCAACATCTCGGGTAGTCCGACCTTCGATGAGATAGAGCTGGATCACTCTGAACTGCTCTTCCGTTAGGACGCGCACGCTCTCAAATGCTTCGTAGCGCATTGCCTTCCGTATATCGAGCAGGATTGTTGCGGATACTGAATCACCTTCCTGGGCCAGCGATTCGAGTGCCCGTACCGAACGCAGCAGTGAACGCAGATCGTCAATGCTGTCGATTGAGTATTTGTTCCAACCATCCCATGCCGGATCGGTCAACATGGACCGGCACCTTCTTAGAGCCCGGCTACTGCTCCTTCCGCTCCACCTCTAGCTCGCATTTCAAGAGATGGACGAGCGTTGCCTCATCAATGACGTAGTAGTCCTTACAGAAGGCATGAAACGGATGCGAGAACCGCAGTGCAAGGATTGAACGCAAGCCGCCCATAGCTGCACGCTTCTTTACGAGCGTCAACCATGCATGCTTGATTGAAATGGAACCGGCTGAAGTTTCCTTGCACTCGACGTAGCAACGCTCGATGACTTTGACATCGTTTGGGTTAAGAGCTTGGTTGCCGCTGCCGGGCTGTACGCGAACGCCTTTGTCGGAACGTGCTACGGCATCGCTTGCATAGATAGGGCGCAGAATAGAAGCGACGTGTTCCTCGTGCTCTTTACTCCGCTTGAGGTTCTCCTGAACCATCTTCGAGTACATCCTGCTCCTCTTCAGTTTCGGGCTGCGAACTGCCGTCCATAATCTCTGCAAGTCGAGTACGCACAAGCTTTTCGACTTCAGCAAAGTTATCTTCAATAGCCTTCGGGAAGACTTCCTTCCCCTTCACTCTGAATATGTTGGGAACTTCGTACCATGAGCCGCCGCGTTTTGCAACACCGGAATAGATCGCAAGTGTAGCCAACTCGCTGACACGATCCAACCCTTGCAGTTCGCCCCCGGTAAAAAGGTTAAACTCTGCAACGCGACCTTGATAACTGTTACACTTGTTCTTGCGAACGCGAATCTTTGTAACATGCCCTACTTCGACATTTGTGTCCACAACACCCGTAGTATCGTCCTCAAGTGTAGCTTTCAAGGTATCGCCCTTCGATACTTCAACACGCATTGAAGCGTAGAACCGTAACGCTCGGCCTCCGGTCGGCTTATCAGGCGGCGGAATCCCTCGTATTGCGCGCTGAGTGAGGTTGTCGCGACTCTGTGAGATGTAAAAGTGCGTCATACCGCTGCGAGCGAGCATCCCCGTTCCGATAAGCAACTTTAAGCCATCGGAGATGAGACGAGCGGTTTCGACACCGTACCCTGTCTTCTCAATGCTTTCTTCACGTTTCTCGTAGTCCGATTTCGACACCATCGCGCCCGTTGAGTCAAAGCACAGGCATGCGTGCGTGTTGCTATGCATAAAGATGATCCGAGCCATGTCGTAAGCAGTTTCACCGAACAGGAGCGGAGCTTTCTGATCCATGACATTCTCAGCGCGAACAACGTCAAGCATCTTCGGATCACCGCCCAGGCTGACGAATCGCTTAGGGTCGAAAGTACCCTCGAAGTCGAAGAGCACGGATCGCTTGCCCTCCATCTTCTGGGCCGCCACGGCTGCCAGCTCGAACAGGAGCGTCTTGCCTGAGCCCTCACGCCCTATCACGTCGATCACCCGACCTCTGGGCCAGCCGCCGCCCAACGCCACGTCCAGGGCGATAGAACCGCTGCTGCGATAGGTGATAGGCGGCACCTCATCGGACGGCTTGAGCATGGCACCGAACTGCCTGTTGAACTCCTCGACCCATTCCGTCGATCCCACCGCTCCGGCATTCGCGACGGCATCAAGCTTCACGCCGACGTTCTCAGGCGGCTCCAAGAACTCAGGATGCTCGCGCAAACACGACGGGTGATAGGGCGGCATGCCAGCAGCAGGTGGGGCACCCAGGACCTCGCGGCAGATTCCACAGATCGGCGGAGTCTTGCTCACTTCGTTGACCTTCCAAAGACGGTGCGTTCGGTATCACGCATGGTAATGATTTTGCGTACTGCATCGAACAGCGCCGATGCGTTCTCAATCTTATTCTTCAACCGTTGATAGACGTGCCGTGAGAGGTCCACGACCGACGCTTCAGCTTGCGTCTGCAACTCGGCATGCGCCTTCTTTTCAGGAACCGTTCGGCCTGGCGCATCCAAGTAGTTCTGTGCATTCAGGTTCTGCAACGCTGCTTTGCTGATGTCAGACTCGATTGCTGAAAGGTCGAGCATGTCACCGAGCCGGTACATGAGAATCGGCAACCGAAGCACGATTTGCTGAAGGTCGTTGTCGGAGAACTGCTTAATGCGCCCGTCACGAATGTCATCCAAACGAGCTTCGACATTACTGACATACACGTCGAGCTGTTCGCCGTACTCGCGAACGATTTTATCGACAATGCTCTCTGCCGTCTTCGCAGTCTTGCGAATCTGTGCATAGGCGTTTTCGATAGCCTTCTGATTAGTGTTTAGCAGATCGTACCGATTTACGGCCCCTTTGGACGCTGCCCCGTTGCTTTGGTTCGATTGATCCGTCTTGGATTCCGCATCCGTACTTCCAGAGGAGCCAAGCTTCGATTTTGTCGAGTCCACGGTCATGGTCTATCTCCACTCCAAACTTCTTGTAGACTTCTTTGGCTAACAGTGTCTCAGCGATAACACCTTTGCCGAATAATGCTTTCAAATAGGTGCCACGCTGTACGAGTGCAATCGTCGTTACGCGCCCTTCACCTGTTCGCCGAGCTGCAAAGTCATATAGCCCGTGCATCAGCCATCCTATTTGATACAGATGCGAACCGCCGTGCTCCGGCACTCGAAGCTGTGGTGCTTCGATGAACAGTTCTGCATCCTCAACGCCAAGATAGTTCTCTAAGTCACCGCAAAGCCTGAACACACGAAAAAGAAGGCTCTCTTCTTCAGTAAGAGCCGGGTTCGGTAAAGTCTTAAATGCATCATGGTCCTCACCATTGCTTACACCGAACGATGTTAGGCCCGGATCAACGCCGACGATCACTTCTTCACCAAATCAGGCCGATCCGGGTGCAGTTTCGCGCACGTTTTATTCCACGGGCACCAGGAACACCACGACGTTTCTAGCGGCAACTCCACGTCAGGCTTACGGCCCTCTAGCAACTGATCCACCCAACGATTCGCAAGCTTGTATTCGCGGTCCATTGTCGCGATGAGGTCAGGATCATAAGGCCGGTCGTATAGCTTCAGCTCCTGATCGTCCTTGCATTCGTATAGCATGATAAAGACATCAGCCCCGAACCCCATAAGGTCGTAAGCATGTTGCTGGGCCGCGTTGTCGCGTTGTGGGCCGATGAGTGTGGTGAAGTAGCGCGTCTTGATGGTCTTGAAGTCGATGACTGCTCGAACCATTTTGCCGCCGTACTTGAACTCAACTACACGGTCACACGTTCCCGAAAGCTGCAACAATGGGTAATAGCGCAGCTCCTCGGCGAATAGCGTCGTGACGATGCCCTTCTCATGTAGAGCATCAAAAACCATATGCCAGCGAACGTGACCAAACGTTCCGTTATCAAGTGCACGCACTTGTCGTGCCGGTCGCACAACTTCTATGTAGAGCAGTGGGACGTGGAGCGGGTTCGTAGTGCGGGCTTCCTTAAACCAATCGTGATCGTCAAGTTTCTCGGCTAACTCGTTGAGAACAACATCGAATGCCTGTGCTTGCACGCACTTGCCCGCACTCGACGCACGCCAACGCCCTTGACGCTCGCCTTCCTGCTTCTTGAGATACTTTGCAGCATCTTCCGCATGGTCCGAACAGTATTGTTGAAACTCACGACTGCCGGTGTAGTCGTCAAGAATCTTCTTGAGCGTATCACCAATGCTGTGCGACGCACGATCCTCGTCCTTGATGGATTGAACGAAGCGGGAAAGGGCAGAAGCAGGCATCAGTGCTCCAAGGCTCGTTGCAGTTCGCGAGATACGTTCGTGCAGTCGTAGCACCAACGATCCCAACATGCGTGACACACTGTTACCGTCGCCGTCACCTCGAACGGTTTTTGCACGCCATCGACTTTGATGATCGTGTTCTTACGGACCTCGACAACAACATACTGCTTTGAGTAATGCCCTGGGACGATTTCGCACGCCACGTTTATCGGCGAAGATTTCGGGTGTACGCGGATCAGTTCAGCGAGACTGTTCATGCAGTGATTTCTTCCTCATCAAAGTCCATAGCGTCAAGGTCGATCTTGTCGCCCCAACGATTCAAGATGTCAGCTTTCACAATGACCGGCACAGATAGCGGCAAACACTCAGCCATGATTCCTGTGAGCACCTTAATCGTTGACTTGTGTTTCGACAGCCATGCCTTCGGCACTTCATATATCAGCTCGTCGTGGACCTGCAAGAGTAGGCGATAGGGCCAATGCTCTGCACAAAGCTTACGTCCCAGCCGAATGACCGCGAGCTTGATGGCGTCGGCAACCGATCCTTGGATTGGAGCGTTACCAGCTTGACGCTCCGCACCGGCAGACTTCGCTCGATCCTTTGAAGAGGCGTTTGGTAATCTGCGCTTACGCCCCATGATCGTCGTCACGAAGCCTTGTCTTCTTGCACGCTTGCCCATCTTGATCTTGTACGCATCAACTAATGGGTAGCCCTCAAAGTAAGCGTCGATGAGCGCCCGTGCAACGTTGATGTCGATCATGTTCTCTTCACACTTCGCAATGAAGTTGATGGTATCCATAAGTTTTGTAACGCCCATGCCGTACACGATTCCGAAGTTAATGGTGTTGTGCGTCACCAAGCCATTTGTAACATAAAGATGGTCCTTGCTCGTAACTTCCAAATCGACGCAAGGCATCTCTCCAACATCTATCACTGCCGTAACCATATTTGGTTTCGGTACTCTTGGAGTGTTCTTTCTACCAACTCGTTTCTGCTTGCCAGCATGGCGCAAAAATGGCTTCATTAACGCACCATCATTGACTGCAAAATGTACTCGTATGTAGTACCGTTCGTAGGTTTTATTGAAGCACGGCTCGCAGTAAATAGTAAGTCCGCAAGCACGAGCAAGCTCTGCAACCTGCCCCGCGAAGATGTAGTCCTTCGTCGTGAAGCTAAACTGTCCACTACGATTCACGGTTCCATCTGTATCAATCAGCCCAGCAATGAACGCACGAACCCCGTCACGCCCCATTTCCA